ACGGTTCAGGGCGCCGTTGTCGATCAGCACCTGCTCTTCCAGATTGACCAGAGCCTCAACAGTGATGGGGCCGCCGTTGGTGCCCAGGGCCACCGAGCCGATGCCGGTGGTCTGCATGATGCCGGTGGGCTGGCCGGAGGAACCGGAGCCGTTGAGGATGCCCAGGTCGATGCCCAGGTTGATGCCATCAGTGATGTCCCGACGGACCAGCTGCTCGATGCCAGGGGTGCCCTGCAGCAGGGTCTGGCGGCTGTACTTAGACAGGGCTGCCAGGTTCTTCGGCGAGAGGGTCACCTGATCGAAAGTGGATTCCGATTGGGTGATCGCAGTGGTCTCAGTGCCCAGGTAGTAGGTGCTGGCCACCGAAGCGCGGCGGGGAATCGCCACATCGCCGACCAGTCCGGTCATCGTGCGGATGCCGAGACCCAGCATGATCGAGTTGTTGCGCAGCGCCTCGATGAACTCATCGGCCATCAGGTCGGTGGCCACCAGGTTGCCGCCAGTGGTGGCGCCGGAAGTCACATAGGTGGCGCGTTGCTGCAGTGCCGAAAAAGGCACGAAGAAGGAACGCTTGCCAGATGCCTTAAGGCCAGAGGTGCGCATCACCTCTTGGCTAATCTCGCGCACCAGGCCGGCATCACGGGAAGACCAGTCTCCAGAGAGAACTGCTTGGATGCCAGCGGTGATGCTGTACTGAGCAGCGTCACGCTGATCCATTTCGATCTGCTTGACGGGCTCAACAGGCTTGGCGTCAAGCTTGTCGAGCACAGCGGCGCGAGCTTCGTCAATGCTGCGGCCAGACTCGATCAGCTGACGGCCAAGGTCGCCCATGCCGTGCTTTTCGGTCAGTGCAGTGATGCCAGCGATTCGGGTGCGCTCAGCCTTAGCAGCCTCGGCAGCCGCTTCAGCCCGCACCACTGAGATGTCAGGGGTGTTGTCCATTTCAACCACAGGTTGAGGTTTAGGGGTTTGTGGTGCGGCAGGGGCCGCGGGTTGAGCGTCAAGAGCACGCCCGACGCCGACCGTGGGGTCTGCAGGTATGCTAACGACGCTCACTTCGTGAACTCCCCACGAAGTGGCAACGAACTCTCCATCAGCGCGTTGATCCATCTCTCGGATCTGGTATCCGAAGGACACGTTGCGCAAAACTCCATCTTTCACATCCGCCAGGATCTCCTGAGCGAAGGCGTTGCGGCTGAACCGGACGTTCACGTAGCCGCGCTTTTTCTGTTCATCAATCCAGCCACGCTCAACCACGCCGATCACGCGATCAGGGTCGTGATTGAACAGGAGTGGGGCGCCATTGTTGAGGCGAGTTAGATCAGCGGCGCCACGTTCGTGGCTCAGGATTTCTTCGCCAAAATACCGGGCGACGGGGTACTCAGAGCTAAAGGGAAACTCGATGGTGCGCTCATCATCGGCCACCTGGAAATCGGTGGTTTCTGCTCTTTTAAGGATCTGACCTTCTAGGTCTCGCGAGATGTCATCCATGGCTAGCGCCGCACGGTTCTTCAACTTTATTCGACATCGTTCGCATCATCCTTTTCTTCGTCGCCATCATCCTCCTCATCAGGGTCTGGTTGCTCAGGGGCTGCAGGCGCAGCAGGCGCAGCCTCTTCAGCTGGTTCCGCTTCAGCGATTCCGGTCGTTGTGTCGAAGGTGAGCTCCATCTCCTCCATCAACTCCAGCTCAGCCTTACGTGCACGCAGCAGATCCTGGAGATCGCCGCCACCTTCGGCCACCACATCCGCCAGCGTCTTGAAGCCATTGCGCACTGCCGCGGAATAGGCATCGACTTCTTTGGCCGGATCCACCCAGCTCCAGCCGCGCGGCATCCACCGCACATTCAGGTAGCGCTCAGGATTCGACTCATAGTTCGGAAGCGGCAGCACACCGCTCAGCACTGCCATCTCCAGCCAGGCGGCATAGACGGGCTGGTGGAAGTTCTCAATCATGTAGTTCTGCAGCGCCCGCCAGTTGTCGCGATCCTCCAGCAGGCTGAGCCGGCTGCTGCTGTAGTTGGTTTGGCTGAAGTCCCGGCTGATCGTTTCGTAGCTGCAGCCCAGGCCGCTGGCCATCGCCCGCAGCATGGCCCGCAAGAATGGCTCGAACTGCCCATCAGGCGCATCGAGCTGCGGCACTGACACGCTTTCGCCGGGTGCCAGGTAGCGAAACACCCCAGGCTCGAAGTTCTGAACACGATCACCGTCGTAGATCTCATCGCCCTGCAGCTCGCCCTCGGGGCTGGTGATGAAGCCCATCAGGGCGCTGCTTGCGCGGGCCCGGACGACTTCGGCCTCCTCATAGCCACTCAAATGGTGCATCCGCTTGATCGCCGATGCGAACCAGGGAACACCTCGTGTCTGGCCGGGGCGCTCCTGCTGGTAGAGGTGAATGATCTCGTTGGCCGGGATCAGCTGGTGGCGATCGGCCACAGGCCGGGCGAATGGGGTGTCGCCTGGATGGCTGGTCAAGAAGGCATATTGCACCGGGCGGCCCCAGGGATCAAGCTCGATGCCCATGCGCCATTCGTTGCCCGGCAGCGTGCTGACGCCGGTGTATTCGTCATCGAGCAGATCGGCCTCGATCACATCCAAGGCAAAGGGGATGTTGCCGCCGCCGAATGGTCGCCGCACGATGCGGATGAACACCTCACCCGATTCGCACATTGCGGCAACGGCCAGGCGCTCAATGTCGTTGAAGCACAGCCGGCCCGCGGTGTTGCAGGTCTCCTTACGGCCCCACATTCTCCAGGCTTTTTCGATCGCATCGTTCACCGTGTGATCGAGCCGGCCAGCGCCGCGCTGCATCGGCACCTGTACCTGCAGGCGCACGCCGGTGCCAATCACGTTGTTCTTGACGGCCCTAACTGCCTGCCGCGCATAGTCGTTATCACGTACCAGCTGGCGACTGCGATTGCGCAGGCGCTTCAGGCTGCCGTTGATTTCGGCATCGGCGCTAGTCCCGTTGGCGATCCAGTCGCTGGTAAGCCTGCTGACGCGGGCGCCTTCGTACATCCGGCGCCGGGGCCGGCGGAAGCCAAGGGCTTTCAGCAGCTGTGTACGGAGGCCCATCAGAAGCGGACGAAGAGGTTGTGGGGATTGCCCAGGCCGTTGGCCTGTAGCTGCGCAGCCTGCTCGCGTTTCACCTGCGCTTTCAACTGGCTTTCTAGGGCCAGCAGATCCTTCAGCTCGTACTTCGTCAGGCTTCGGCCAGCAATGCTGTATTGCTTGACTGCGCCACCGCTGATCAGGGTGCGGATTGCAGCCTGCACAGCGTCGAGATCCTGCTCGAGCTGCGTGCGACCATCAAAGGCCCCAGGGGTGCCGCTGTACTCAAGGGCCGCCAAAACCTCAAGCTGGCCAGCGCCGAGGGTCAGTTTTTCACTCCCCTGCTGAGCAACCGATTGCCAGTACCAAGTGCCGGCATCGAAACCAGCGCTTGTGGCGGCTGAGATGGTGAACTCCCAGCCCAGGCCATAGGCCACGCCTGTGACTGTTGCGCCTTCGCTTGCTGTGTTGGTGCGCAGGTAGTAGGTCAGCGACCAGTTGCTGCTGTCGATCGAATTGCCGAGATTGTCGCGGCCAGCATCATCCCGCCACTTCACCGTGTCGCCAGCTCGGATCTGGGCAGGAATCGTCACGGCCTCACCAGCTGCTCACGAAACTTGACGCCGCAGGCTGCGACTTCTGCCTCGATCCTAGCTTCGTCTTCTTCTCTCCTTCCATCTCAGCCTTCAACTGGCCCCACATCGTGGCCTTATTCATCTTTCGGCTGAATACCAACATCGCGGCGTAGCCATAAACGGCGCAATCCAAAGCTTCGTTCCGGTCGCCTGCTTTCTTCACCCATTCACGGATTGGAAACCCGCGGTGATAGCGAAGCGCCTGCCGTTCGCTGGTCAGCTGTTGGAAATACTCAGAGTCGGCTGCCATGCCGAAGTTCAAGCTGCCTGCTGCTTCGTTATGCCGCAGCCTGCCGAACAGCGTTGTCTTGATCGTGTCAGTGCCGAGCATGTAGAGCGTGACGCCGCGTTTAATCACCTTCCCGCGCCAGTTCACATCAACCTTGCTGCCCTTGCCCACTGCAGGGCTGTTGCGCTTGCTGCTGCCCTTAATGGCCACCACGCCCTGGGCCACTCTGTCGCGCACGTAGCGGTAGACCTCGTGGGTGCAGTGGCCACCAGAGTCGATCGCCATCTGGCGCACTTTCAACGTCTTGCCGCTGGCGGTTGACCATTCAGACGCCAGCACCTGATCAAGCTGCCCCCATACTTCCGTTTGGGTCGGATCGCCCATCAGCTCTTGGTGCCAGATCAACCAAGCCGTTTCGCCTTCGCCCCAGCCCCACACACTCACCGCGAGGCGATTGTCCTGCACGTCAACGCCAGCGGTGAGCAGCACCACGCCATCAGGGCATGTGCCTGGCTCATAGGCAAGGCGCTTGGCCATCAGGCCATCAGCATTCACCTTCGCGCTGTAGTCCTCTTCCCATGTTTCGGCCAGCCTGGTGTTGACGAACGCCTTCAGCGCCGGGGCGTCGCCCTTGGCACGTAGGAAGTCATCCACCAGCTGCCCCCAACTGCACCAGCCCAGGGGGCTGTAGAGCCCG